TAAACTAACAAACTAACAAACTAACAAACTAACAAACTAACAAACTAACAAACTAACAAACTAACAAACTAACAAACTAACAAACTAAACTCTCTCAACCATCCTTATAAACTAATCTGCTCCTCAATCAATCGGCTCCAAAATATAAGGGGAGAAGATCCAACCGGCACAAGCGCAATGCACAAGCGCAAAACGCAACACAAAGCACATTGTACGACATCGTAATGCCTGTTTAACCTCCCACATTTTTATTATATAATATCCTTATTATTGACACCCATATGCATCTCATTCTAATAAGGATTTTCTTTTGGCGGACTTTCGCTTAACACAACCTCAATCACTCTTCTTCCAATCAAAAGCTAAAGCTACTTTGATGGTTGCAGGTTATGGTGCAGGAAAAAGTGAAGCTCTCTTTACGCGCATTCTAGCTACGAAAATTCAGCACCCAAAATCGATACTTGCGTATTACGCTCCCACTTACGGATTGATTAAGGACATTTTCTATCCTCGTATAGAGGACATGCTAGACAGGACGTCTCTTTCTTGGCGCCTTAATAAAGCGGATAACAATATAATAATCAAGAATTATGGGAAGATTATATGTCGATCCATGGAGATACCAGGCAAGATTGTCGGATATGAAACATATCACTCATTCGTAGACGAATTAGACACTCTGTCTCAATCACAAGCAGAAGAAGTTTGGGTTAAGATATTAGGTCGTAATAGACAAACGTTTGAAGGCTCCTGTAAAAATCAGATATTTGTGGCATCTACTCCAGAAGGTTATCGCTTCTGTTATCACAAATTTGGTAATGAACCTAAGCCTGGCTATGAGATGATTAAGGCTCCTACATCTTCTAATCCGCATTTGCCGGAAGACTATGTTGATACTTTAAGAGAATCGTATCCAGAGAATCTGATAGACGCGTATCTCAATGGAGAATTCGTAAACTTGAAGGGAGCTATGGTTTATGAACAGTATGATAAAGATTTGAATGATACTAACCGTGAAATCCTTCCTACAGATGAATTACATATAGGAATAGACTTTAACGTCGGTAACATGAATGCTACTATCCATATTAAAGATAGAGATAGAAATTTTAATCCGACGGCAGTAGGAGAAATAACAGGGCTCTCAGATACACCTGCTCTAATTCAAGTGCTATTAAAATTTAGATATAAAGGGCATCCGATATATTTGTATCCGGACGCTTCTGGCAAATCTCGTAAAACTATTGATGCATCGCTCAGTGATCTCCAACTGCTATCTGATGCTGGATTTAAATTGAGGGTTCCGCATTCGAATCCGCCAGTGAAGGATAGAATTATTTCTATGAATGCTATGTTTTGTAATGGCGAACACAATCGCAGATATCTCGTAAATAAAACTGCATGTCCAGAATATAGCGCTGCTCTATCTCAACAGATATATGGAAAAAATGCTCAACCAGAAAAAGATAGATCAAACAATATTGATGATTTAAATGATGGAGCAGGATATTTTATTCATCATGAATATGCAGTTGTGCGCAGACAATTTTCTCCTGCTTACATATCGACATTTTAAATAAGGAATACCTATGGCTACTACATCTACTCCTCAAATTAATTATAGCACCAATATAAAATACGATAAAAATATTTTTAATTGGCTATTCGTACGCGATGCTATAGAAGGCGAAGCCGCCATAAAATTTAAGAATGAACTCTATTTGCCTATGCCATCAGGCATGATAGATTTTCCGACGGCAACAGCGTCTCAAACCCAATACTATTCACAAATATGGGGTGACGATTTTATTAAGCGTTTGATGTATGATAAAAATCCGAACTTTCATCGCAATCCAGCTTATGCAGCATACCTTACTAGAGCTCAATTTCCAGAGTTGTGTTCGTATGTATTAAGAGGTCTTGTAGGTTTAGCTATGAAACAATTGCCCCAAATATCTCTGCCAAAGAGCATGGAATATCTTTTGGAAGATGCTACTACAACCGGACTCTCGCTAAACGAATATTATAATTATCTTTTGGAAGAAGTGCTCTCTACTGGAAGAATAGCTTCAGTTTTTGATGTCGCCAAAGACCCTGATACAGGCTCTGATACTATATTATTCTCGTCTTACACAGCAGAAACGATTCCTAACTGGAGAGAATCTTGTGAAAAAGGCGAAAATGGACGTCTGCAATCTATACGCCTTTTAGAAGTATCTCAAGACAACTTCGACAGCTCTTCAAACGAAAGTTATTCTGGTGGGCTTTCAGATGTTAAAAGCGTCATAGAATTAGACTCATCTAATGGCGTATATGTCGTATTAAAATATGATAAGCATTCTAGTATTGACGTTAACGGCGAAGACGATAATTTCGTAATACCTTCATATAAAGGTCGCACTCTTAACTATATACCAGCAATTATTATTGGATCGCTTAATAACAATTCAACTATAGACCCTTCTCCAATGTTACCTATAGCTTCTACTTCTCAGCATATCTATATGAAAAGTGCAGATCTGTCTCAGTCTGAATTCATGTCTTGTTCGCCTATGTTAGTTCTTACAGGCGTAGATCCAGAAAGCGCGCCTAAGAGCATAGGTTCTACTGTTTCTTTGGCGATACCAAATCCTGATGCAAAAGTTTATTTTACTTCTACAGATACGAGTGCTTTATCTCATGTTGAAGGACATATGGATAATCTCTATACTAAAGCTATAAACATGGGAGCTCAGCTCCTTGATACATCTCCGAAGCCTGCAGAAACGGCTGAGACAACGCGCCTTAAACAATCAGCTTCTTCTGCTACTCTGTTAACGTCTATTAGATCTATATCACACGCGTTAAATAAACAGTTGCGTCAGATAGCTGTATGGATGGGAGAAGATCCTGAAGAAATAGAATTTATACCGAATACAGAATTTATAGCTCCTATGATAACAGCTGCTGAGATTAGAGAATTAGTCCAATCATGGTTGAACGGAGCTCTTTCTTTGGAAACAGTGCTAGAAAACTTTAAGAAAGCTGGTATTGTTAATGAAGCATCTACTGTCGAAGACGAAAAAGCAAAAATAAAGGAAGAAGAAAAAGAAGTCATGGAAGGCTCAGTTAAGGCTACTAGAATGGCCTCTCAAGTTGATTCGTCTAGAGGCGAATTAAAAGAGCAAAAACAGGATGAACAACCTAATACAGGTCAACCTGCTAAATCTAACCCTAAACCAGATCAAAAATCTGAATCTAATCAAACATAGAGGAATAAACTATGGAAATCACTCCAGAAATGCAAGAAGTAATCGACATTCAAGTCGCTGAAGCTTCTAAAAACGTCCAAGAAGCCGCTTTAGCTACTGCTCAACATGATGTTGAAGAACAGTTAAAACAGATCGAGCAAGAAAAAGATAGCATCATATCTAATCGTGATTCTGTTTTGGCCGAAAAGAAAGCTTTACAGGAACAATTAAAATCATTTGATGGTTTAAATGCTGAAGAACTTAAGAAATTAAAGAAGATGGTAGATGAGTCTGAAGAATCAGAACTTCTTCAACAAGGCCGCTTTGACGAAATAGTTAATCGTCGTACTGAAAAGATGAGATTGTCTCACGAAGAGGAATTGATTACAATTCAGACTGATTATGACGCTCTTAAGAAGAAAGAAAGTAATGTTAGTTCTGCTTTTGATCAATATAAAATTCAATTAGCTATCAATAACGCTGCGTCTTTATCTGGCGCTCTGCCTACTGCTATTCCTGATATTGTTAACAGATCTACTAATATGTTTAGCTTAGATACTGATGGCCAAATATATGCTCGGGATGAAGAAGGAAATATCAGAAAAGACAAATCTGGTAAAGCTCTTGATCCTACTCAATATGTTTCGAACCTTCAAAACGAAGCTCCTCATTTTTGGCCTGCTTCTAAGAGCGCTAATCTGAAAGGCGCAAAACCAAGTGAGATAGAAGACAAGTTAAGTTCTGCTGTCGCTACTGGCGATATGGCAGCTTATCGTAAATTAAGAGCTTCTATGAAAGGCTAATTTATACGACATCGTATAACATTGTACTTATATAGACTTTTATTATATAATATATCTATACAGTTAATAAGTACCTGGTGGGTATTTATACAACGAAGGTCTATAGGTAGTGCCTAAAGACAGTAAATTTTAAAACAAAATTAACTGACTTAGGAAACTACTAAATTCTCCTAAGCTCAATAATCTTCTAGGAGAATTCAAAATGGCAAATGCTTGGCAAAATGTCGACATAATCGCCGCAGAAGCTCTTCGTATTTTGACAGATGAACTTGTCATTGCGAACTTAACTTCCCGCGACAAAACTTCAGACTTCATGACTCGACCAAATGGTTATCGCGTAGGCGATACTGTGCGAATCCTTAATCGTCCAGATTATAAAGTTAACAACTTTACTGCTGGTGGTAATATCGAGGTTCAAGATATTCGTGAATCCACTCGTTCTATGACAATTGAAAATCACTATGACGTTTCAGTTGAAATTGGCGCCAAAGAAAAGACTCTTGATTTAGAATCTTTTTCTGAGCAAGTTGTTGCACCTGGTGCACGTCGTCTTGCTGAACAAGTTGATAAGTATGTTGGTACTAAAATTCTTGAAGGCGCAGGTCTTTATGCATCTGGCACTCTTTTACAATCAGCTGCTGATGTTGCTCAAGCTCGTAAAGAAGCTACTTTACAACAACTTGAACTATCAGGTCGCTACGCTCTATTAGATCTTGATTTGGAAGCTACTGTCTTAGGACAAGAATGGTTCAATCAAAGTCAAACTCGCGGAAGCTTTGGTGTTGATACGTTGCAATCAGGTCAAATGGGCCATGTTATGGGAATGGATTTCTTCTCTTCTATTAACTTCCCAACTAACGCTGCTACAATAGGTGATGGTGTTGGTGTTACGAATAACACTGGCGGTACTACTAACTTGGTTGGCATGACTGCTGTAACTACTACAGCTACTACTGGTCAAATGGAAGCTGGTGATCGCATTATGATTGCTGGAGTTCGTCGTCCATTAATCGTTGCTGCTCAAACAGCTGCTACTGCTACTTCAATTCCTGTGGTTGATCCAATTACAGAAATTATTCCTGATGGCGCTGCTATTACTACTATAGCGGCTGGTCAAACTGTTACATATAACGGAGCTATCTTCGATAACCGTTCTATGGCTGTTGCAATGCCTATGTTAGATCCTGCATCTGACAAGCCTTCAAGTGTTATTTCTGATGATGGTGTTTCTATTCGTATCGTGCAAGGTTATGATATGATTACTAAGACTGAAACTCTATCTATGGATTTACTCGTTGGTGCTACTGCATACGATCCACGTCGTATCACTTTATTAGCTTCTCAGTAATAAAATAGCAATAAATGCATAGATTTAAATCTATGCATTTATTTTATGACGAGTAGGAGATTGTAGAAATGACAGTTCCAATAAACAATTCTTTAGCAGGCGGCAACGGTCTATATCCAATGACAGACGGTGGAAGCTCCTGTGTTGCTAATTTTAAACAAATGAGTTCTTTAATAGCCGCTGGTTGGGTTTCAGACGACATGGTGATGGCTCCTGGATATTGCGAAGGCGCTACAGCTTATGTGAATAATGAAGCT